AGCCCTTCCGCCGTCACGCGAAAACCTTATCCCACCTGAGGTGCGTCCTTTGTTGACCAGCTGTTTGCCAAGAGCGCTCGCGAGGTCCTCATCACCCGCATAAGCGGTGAGATAGACCGAGTGCTCCAGCTCCAACTGGCGACGTGAGATATGCGCCTCAAATGCCTTTCCATCCACCTCAAACACAACGCAATCTGCCAGCTTTGACATTTTCCTAACTATCAGGTTGGCCCGCTGGACTTGGTTTAGGCCTTTCGCCACAACCCGTGTGTTGCCGCACCCTGAGATCGCCCGTGACTTTAGGTTACCCCAAAGCCAGTGCTCGAAGGGCTTGAGCCAAGATGCTAAGTGCAGGTTGTACCTAGGCGACCTGGGGAAGATCATCCTAGGCTTCGCCACATCCTGCGGCTTGCGTTTCTCGGCCTTCAGAAAGGCCTGTATGAAGGAGTCCCCAGAGCTTACAGGGGCATCCTCCAAAATCGACCGTTCCGCCTCAAGGTACCTCCTGCGCAGAGAACCCGTGTAAGATTGCGCAGTGGTGTGGTAGTCCCATCTTGGACCGCGATATCTCCGAGCAACGGTACACAGCTTACGAAAAGCTGTTTGCAACCGTCGGCAGCTCGGATCACCCGGCTCGGGCGTGGGCGCTAGAGTACGTTTCACAAGGGCCGCGTACTCGTTGTGGTGGCATCCGGAGTGGACCGTCGGTACCCAAGTACCAGGCACGGTTGACACCCCGGCGGTGAACATTGAACGCGGTTGTCCAAGACAGCCTTTAGTTCGGGTGCGGTCCAGTGTGGCACCAGTGCGGATTGCTGCTGGCGGCAGCTCCCCAACACAGTGCCCCGGCACCCAAACCAGGCCGCCCTAGGCGCAACCGGAGGACAAGAGCCCAGGGACCGCCGACGCAGCGTAGGCCACCGCTTCCTCCTCGTAAGGAGAAATTGATGCCCCCAGGACCACCGTTGATGGGACCACCAACGCAGCATGAAGCCAACTCAGCTTCACTTTGCGCACCC